CGGATGAGATTATTGCTGCGTACCCAGTAGGAACTGTTGAAGTAACGAAACGTCCATCTCACTTGCACACTTACGAAGGTGGAGCTTGGGTGCCACCCTCTGATGCGGTATATGATGAATGGAAAGCTACAGAGGTTCGTGCAGAGCGTGACTCCCTACTTGCATCTAAGGTAGATAGGCTTGTATCTAACCCTCTGCGCTGGGCCTCTATGTCTGCAGAAACACAGGCATCTTGGGTTACGTATCGTCAGGCTCTGTTAGATATACCACAACAAGCTGGCTTCCCACGTACTGTATCTTGGCCTGTCGCACCTTCAGCATAAGGCAATTTATAATGACATCTATATCCTTGACACCAGACGAGCTAGAAGCTATGCTAGACAGGGCTGCAAGACGTGGAGCTAAGCAGGCTCTGTCAGCTATAGGCTTGCATGATACTAATGCAGCCAAAGACATCAACGAAATGCGAGACCTATTAGAGGTGTGGCGTGATACACGTAAAGGTATCTGGACTACATTTGTAAAGGTAACAACAATCGCAATTATAACATTCATAGCTGGTGCAGTATGGATGCAGTTAGGGAATAAGTAATTATGGCTAAGAAGTTTGCAGGGTTCACACCAGAACAGATGGGTAAGATTATACCTGAAATGCAGGGTATGCAGGCTGATGAACAAGCTGCTTACTTAGCGTCACAGCCTGGTGCTGCTGCTCGTGTCGGTAAGATGGCAGAGGTAGCGCAGAAGCGTATTGGTATGGCTTATGGTGGCATGGCTACTAAGAAAGGCTATGCAGTAGGCGGTAGTGTGCCCTACCCCCTTCAGGATGCTGCTGCATCTGGTTCTGATACAGTTGCGCAGAATGCTCTGATTACAGAAAACAAATCGCAATTAGGTGGCGGCCTGATCAAGCCAGCAGACTTTGATATCCCTACTGATCCATCATTAGGGAATCTTCAGCTTAGGGACGAATCGCCTGAACAACTGACTGTGGGAAGAGGTGGGGATCAGCCTTTTGGCAATAACCCCCCGATAATGGTGGAGCCTAAACCAGTTAATCCTGCACTACGAGACTTGGATAAAGCTAAGTCTGAAGTAATGGCATCAAACAAAGCTCTGCAGGATGCACTTGCTGCACAAAAAGCTAACCCTGAAGATAAAGCTCTAGTAGACGCCGTGAATAAGGCACAGACTGAATTAAACGCAGCTGGTGGCAGGCTTACTCAAGCACAGAACCTATATAAAGTTGCAGGTATGCCCAGCGCTACAGAGATTAAAGGTACAGCTGCTACAGACCCATCTAGGCTGGTAACTAAAGCAGATACAGCTACAGTGTCAGCCACGGATAAGGCTGCTGGTGAGATTGACCCTACTACAGGGCAGCTTACTGGTGATGCAGCTACTGCAGCCTTGACTAAGGCAGGTATTGCTCCTGAGGTTACAGCACCAGTAGCAAAAGAGGCTGCTGTGTATGAGCCTGTAGAAGCTACTGCAGGTGTCGGCGTTGTAATGGATCGTCTTACTGCAGCAACAGGTAAACCTAGTGAAGAAGCTCTTGCTGAAGCAGCACAGATGTCACCAGAAGATTTAGCCTCTTTAGGTCTATCTGTAGAGCAGATACAAAAAGCTCGTACAGTTATAGCTCCTGACGCACGTGTCGTACAAGAAGGTGAGATGATTGAAGGCTCTACTGTTGACATGGAGCGTGTCAAGAAAGAGACTAACTTTGAAGCTGCTACAGGTGCTCCTTCTACAGATGCTACAGTACAGGGCCAGCTTACTGGCTTGATGGAGCAGTTTGAGGGTAGTGAGCCTCCGGCATGGGCAGCTGGTGCTATGCGTAATGCTGCTGCACAGATGGCTGCACGTGGGTTGTCTGCTTCCTCTATGGCTGGTCAGGCTATGATACAGTCAGCTATGGAGAGTGCGCTTCCTATTGCACAGATTGACTCTGCTACCTTTGCTAAGTTTGAAGCCCAGAACCTGAGCAATAAGCAACAGGCTGCTATGTTTGCTGCAGAGAAACGTGCTGAGTTTCTTGGGTTAGAGTTTAACCAAGAGTTTCAAACTCGTGTATCTAATGCTGCTAAGATTTCAGACATTGCCAACATGAACTTTACTGCAGATCAACAGATTGCACTAGAGAATGCTCGTATGGCACAGACTGTAGACCTTACTAACTTAAATGCTACTAATGCTAAGATTATGGCTGATGCGGCTGCTCTTAATAACGTAGACATCACTAACCTAAACAATCGCCAGTCCTCTGCAGTACAAAACGCTCAAGCCTTTCTACAGATGGACATGACTAACCTAGCTAATGAACAGCAGACATCTGTATTCAAGGCTCAACAGCTTGCTAATACATTGCTATCAGATACAGCAGCAGCCAACGCATCTAAGCAGTTTAACGCTACAAGTCAGAACCAGACAGACCAGTTCTTCACTAGTCTTGCTGCTAACGTTGCTCTGCATAACAATGAGCAGATCAATGGCATGAACCGCTTTAATGCTGGTGAGGCTAACTCTATTGACCAGTTCAATGCTACTGCCAGAGAAGCACGTAACCAGTTCAACTCTACAAACGCTTTAGTTATTGCACAGGCTAACGCTGCATGGTCTCAGGCCATCACTACTGCAGCCACTGCAGCACAGAACCAGAATAACCGTGATGCAGCTATGTCATCTAACGAGTTCACTATGGCAGCATACAATGCTATTGTACAGGAAGAGCGTGACTTAGTTAGCTTCGTATTTAATGCAGCACAGAAACAACTGGATCGTGATGCAAGTATTACACTTCAGTCTATGCAGAATGAATCCCAGAGACTTAGTGACCAAGCTAACATTGATGTAGCTGGCGGTACAGGTGTGGGTACGATTATAGGCGCTCTAGGCCCAACCATTCTTAAAGGTGTATTTGGGTGGAAGTAAAAGCCCACTATTTTATAACAGCAGGAACAATACTAATGACAAGTCTAACAGGCGGAAATGCCGCAGCCAACGACATCAGAAAACTCATGGAGCAGATCATAGCTGAGCGTGATGCTAAGTTTGCACCTAAACAAGAGGGTGGTGAGGCGGCACCTACGGGCGGCATGTTTGATAAACCTGCAGTAAAAGCTGACGAGGGTGACGTAATCACAGATCTGCTGGGTTATCTTGAGCAGAAGCGTACAGAAGCATTGGACTCGTATCAGTCTAAGGTTATGCGTAGGTCATCTAAGCCCTTACCTAAACCTGAAGATATAGACGTGTCTAGCTTTCTGTCAGAAGCAGGTTTGTCCTCACAGCCTGAACCGCTGACTTTTACCAGTGATACGGCTCCTGCGTTAGGTGAGCCAGAGCTTGAGCAGGTAGCTGATACCTCTATTGTTAAGCCCTCTAAAACTACTGCAAAGCCTATGCCAGAAGTAGCTGTTGAAGAGCCTGCAGATACAGGCAATGGCTTGATGAGTAGTCCTCGCCCTAAGGCTAGACCAGAATCTATGACAGGTTTATCGGATGATGATATGGGTCTTGCCAGTGAAAGTGGTTATGCTTTTATGGCTCCTAATTCCTTATTTAGGGCTGCTTTAAAAGAGAAAGAAGCAGGTAGTTACTCTACTCTATTTGCTGATGCAGAAACCACAAACACACCGTGGAAAGGTACCGATATTACTAACATGAAAATGTCTGACGTTTTAGATCTAGTTAAAGCAGATGGCGAGTTTCATAAGCACAACAAAAATAAGCATAATGAAAATACTACCGCTATAGGTAAATACCAGTTTATAGGATCTACCTTAAGAGACTTAAAAAAGAGGGGTGTATTTGATAAGCTAGGCATTACAGATGACACTCTTTTTGACGAAGCTACTCAAGATTCATTAGCAGCATACCAAGCAATACACAGGATTAAGGATAGAGCTAAAGGTACATTAAGTTCTGCTAGAACAGAAATGCGCAATGAATGGGAGGGCTTCAAAAAGCTTTCTAACTCTGATCTGAATAACATCATCACAGAGATTGGCTCTGAGATAGGCGTTGAGTTTTCTGACCGTACAGACCCTATAAGAACATCTAGACCTAAGGCTCGTGATTAATGTTCGGCCTACCCCTAGAACTTATCACAATGCTGTTCTCTACCGTGTTAGGTGGAGTTATGTCTATGATAGGGCAGAATGCTAAGAACAAAGCAGAGCAACAGAAGCTACTTATCGGTGGTGTAACTGAAGCACGTAACGCTGGCAAGACTGACAAGCACTTTGCGTGGACACGTAGGCTTATTGCTCTATCTGCAATCTTCTCAATTATAGTCTTGCCAAAGGCTGTCGCTGTATGGTATCCTGAGGTAAGCGTTATCGTAGGCTACACTGAAGTGCAGGGCGGTTTGTTTAACTGGATCTTCGGTGGTGACGGTACAGTTAAATGGCAGGCTGCTAGAGGCTTCGTTATCACACCCCTAGACACACACATCGTTTCCGCCATTGTAGGTTTATACTTTGGCGCAGGTTTCACTAAGTAAGGTATATTATAATGGCTGCAACTACACTCTTTGATGGCCCTATCCCAGGTCAGTCTTTAACAGACGAACCCAAGAACGCTCCATGGGAAAACCCTCCTATGTATGCAGATCCTATGGATGCTCTTGAGCATTATCTAAAGAAGCTGGGTGATGTAGATGCACAGGGCGAAGTTCTAACTATGCTTGACTTGGGTATTCCCGTAAGCGTTGTAGTTGACTCTATGTTATCTAGTGGTGTTATGGATGGCATTCACTCTGTAGATGTAAAGCTACTGCTAAAGCCTCTCATGATTATTAACCTGACAGCTATAGCTGATGCAGCAGGGCTTGACTATAAGAATACCATGGACGATTACCGTGATAAGGATGCAGAGGCTAAGAAGAAACGTATGGAAATTCTTGCTGCTAAACTGCAGGCTAAACTAGCGCAGGGTAAGAAGGCAACACCAAACGATCCCGGTGTAGAAATACAGGAAGATGTAGTAGAAGAACTTACTGCAGATGACATGGACACAGAAGAAACAATGACTGAAGAAGCGCCTGCTCCTACAGGTCTCATGGCGAAGGAAGTTTAATCATGGCATGGAGTGCATTTGCAGCAGGGTTTAGTAAGGGCTTTGGTACAGAGCTGTCTGAAGGCATTAAAGAACGCCGTAAGGAACAAAACAAATACGTAGACAACATGATGGATACAGCTAAGGCTTGGCAACCCAAGTTCATGAAGGCTAATGCTGATGTAGACGCTGATCTTGAGTTGATGAAAGTCATGAACACTGAGTTCAACATATCAGAAGCAGAGTTTGTAGCCCTCGCTCAGAACTACGATATGAAGGACATCTATAGTAAGAGCATAGAAGCTAGAGAAGCATTTAAGAAGGTTGGTCTTGACCCTAATGCTGTTAACCGTGATACTTTACTTACAGGTCTATCTCTGCCAAAAGACTTCTCTCTACCTGAGGGTATGACAGCTACAGATGCTATGCGTCAAATCCACATGGGTTATGCAAAGAACTTGGCTGCAGATCCTAGTAATAAGAGTGATGCACACCAGCAAAGCTCCTTTGCTAAGGCAGTAGCAGGGGTACTAATGTTAGACCCACGTTCTTCTGCTGAGAAGATTGCTAATCAGATGCAGGTGATGGGTACATCTGTAGAAGATCTTAATATGTTTGCTGCACAAGGTGGTGTTAAGGGTAAGCCTCTCAACAACGTAACACGTACTGGTGCTTTTGTACTGCCTAACACAGACTACACATCTTCATCTTTCAATACCACGCTAAGCAACTCTAGAGCTAGTCTCTATCGCACTATGCTGGACTTAACTGACCCAGAGGCAACAGTGACTGATGCAAATTCAGCAGCCATACGGCTGGCTCTAGGAGACTCTAACAATAAAAATGTTAATGAAACAAACCTAGCTACCTTTATTGAGTCTGGTGCAGGTAAGTTTGGTCAGCTTGAGAAACAGCTTATCAATAAAGGTATGAGCATAGGCTTCAATACTAGGGGTATGCGTGACATGGCTCTTAGTGCAGTACGTGCTGAGATTAACACAGTAGATGAGTTAAGTAATTTCTCTGAGGCTGTTAAGTCAGGTAAGGCTGTGGAGCTTATCCTAGAGTCTGTAAGAGAGACAGGCGAAGTTACCATGGAGACTATTGAAGCTATACTTGGTGCAGAAGTCACAGATGGGGAGGCTGCTGATCCTGTTGTAACAAGTGAAGGTGTAACATCAGAAAACAACAACCTATCAGATCTAGAAAATCTTCAAAGAGAGATGGAACTTACAGGACCACAACCCGCTGATCCAGCCGTTGTAAAAGGACCACCTGAATCCCGTACACAACCTAGCTCCTTAGTAGAAAATCTTATAAAAAGAAATAATTCATCTGTGCCTGAGCCTGTTGTTAGTAGTTCATCTAGCAAAACGCAAACAGCTGAAGATATAGCTAATGAAACAGCCCTTCGTAATCGTGAGTTAGCATCTGAACGTTCAGGCAAATTAACTGCTGAAGAATTACTAGAGCCTATCTCCAATCCAGTATCTGTAAAAGAGTTTATGGAAGGTCTAGTAAGTCCAGTAGCTGATGCTCTTGAAGGACCAGTTAAGTCTATGGGTGAT